CAACGCATGCAGTGGAAGTCCGCGGTAGATCGCGCCACACTTGAGCATGACAGTGCATCCCCAGGCCCGGCCAGGGATCGCGGTCAGTCCAAACCAGACAGCGTCTTCTATCTCCTGCTTCTCACCGTCAGATACAAACGCCATGTCGACCTTGACGTATAGGTGGCGCGGAAGGTTGGCTGCGTGGGTCATTTGACCTTCTTCTGGGGCAAATTGTTCTTAACCTTCTTCCAAACTGATTCGTCCTTATCAAAACCAAGAGACCAGTTCATGACCTTGCTGTAGATCGAATACCCATATCCAAACCGCATGAACGTCCTTGAGATCAAGTCTCCTATCCAATAGAAAGTCCAGGCTAGCGCTCTCATTTGTTCAGCTTGTCGCAGTACATGAGGAGTACTCCAAAGACAACCATCCAAAACATGATTATAAAGAAATCGCTCATCGCCACTGTCCTCCTGTAAGCCAGGCGACCAGCACCCACCTGGAGCCAAAGAACACTGGCAGTGCCTGGTGCTTTATGTAGGTAGGAAACATAGTTGCCGATCCCCGCTTCTTCACATCCTTCGCGTTGTGCAAGTCGCACTCAACCCGGAGTCCTCCGCCCAGGAACTCTGTTGGATCTGATAGGTTGATCACCATCGTTAGCTTGCGATCGCTACCATCGAAGCAGTCGAAGTGTGGCAGGAAAAACTGCCCGGGCCTATAGCGCAGGATCTGCAGTTGCTGAATGCCAGTGATGTCAAACTTGTAGTGCTCTTCGTTTAGGTCCATGGCAACACTTCTGACAACGTCGTATAGCCACTTGTAATGTTCTGCGAACGGCACCCAGCAAGATGAGCATGTCCTGGTGAATGAAGACTTGGTCGTTCCGTCCTTCTTCATAACGTGAGACCTCTTCATGCCTATGACCTCGGCATCATCGCGGATCATATTGCACTGCCCCTGCGTCAACACGTCCGGCTCGCACACTGCCGTTAAGATCTTCTGCTTAAAGTCGCTCATGTCTAATCTCCTTGAGCGCGGTCTTCAGCGCGTACTGGAACAGGGCATCCTTATCGTTCGCAATGTGGATGCGCCCGGCCTCAACGATTGATTCGTAGACGTCTTTGTCCACGTCCAGGCCCAACTCGTAGCAGACAACTTTCTTCTCAGAAACGATTCTGATTAGACCTGCTTTAAGTTTGCCTGGATTTCTTTTGTCTTTGCCAGGATATCTTCTGGCTTGATTGACCTTAGAACGTTGCACCATTTGGGTTCTCCCTGTATTGCGTTGACCGCGTCTTTACATTTGTCCTTGGGTTGCTCGTACACCGAGCATGGGGCGTGGGGACAAACATCTTTAGGAAAGATTGGCTTCACGTAATTGTAGTACTTCGACGTGTGCTCAGGTCCGTAGGGTCCGTACAGTCCAACGGTTGGCGCGTCGAATATCGCTGTCATGTGCATGACTGCCGACTCCGGGCAAACTGCCATGTCGCAACGCGCAGCCAGGTGCAACAGCGTCCTGACGTTGCGTAGTCTTCCCTGGAGATTGATCAGTCTGCTGTGCGTGATGGATAAGGGAGGATCGTCGTGGCCCACTGCTACGACTTGCCAATCCTTGTTCTCCTTTAAGAACGACTTGATGAACAGCCCTGCCTCGTGGGTTGGGTAACTCTTCCACAGGCTAGATCCGCTGATCGAATAAAGCAGGAACGGTCCTTCAACGTCGAATCCTATCGTAGCCAACTCATGCTGATCTTTCTCTAGCAACTTGGCGTAAGGCTTCTTAAAGTTGTCGTCGACCTCGACGCCCCAGGATCTGTAGACGTAGTCGTACACGTTGCCGTCCAGGTGCGCGGTCTTTGACAGGATATCGTCCAGGCAAACGTGACCCTTGTAAGATTTCCATGTAGCAATCGTAGGGGCCAACGGCATGACCCTGACTCCGGCGAATCCTTCCCACAATGGCAAGTGCCGCTGCGGAACGTAAGCCTCGATCCTTCCGTCTCCCTCGTAGTGTTGCATCGCTCTGGCGACACCCATGGCGATGAACTGATCCCCGATCGCTCCACCGCGGTATAGGGCCGCGTATCCGCCCGAGGCGCAACCAACCCGGTAAGGAATTGTGTAGGCATCGGCATGTGTCCCGGGCACTCCCTTAACTTCATTCGGAACTACTACAGAATCGTGTGGATGATGCAGACGATCATCTAACATCATGGGATCTTTTAGGGTCAATATTCTCATGGTAGTACCTTGTCCATTTCCTCAATCCACTTCGCGCGGTCGTCTCCGTAGATCCCGGCTGCGTGTGGCATGAATGCATCTGACTGCTTCTTGTCCTTCGGGGTATTAATCTCCATCGCATTCCATTCCCAACTCAGGAATCGAATGGAGTAACCCAGCATCCTCGCCCGGTAGTTGGTGAACGTCTGTTCCGGGAACGCAAACGGTGCGTACACGAAGTTGTCCCAGGCGCCTGCATGTTGCCTGTCGCACACCATCACCCCGGTGTTAAAGTAGCCTTGCGTCCACCTGACCGATCCGAGCATTGCCTGGGATAGGATCATCTCGTTGGCCCGGCCCCAATGTAGCTGGTCACCGTGAGGGGCGTCGGCGCAAGCATAGAAGTGTCCCTGTGGAAAAGTCTCGAATGGGTTTACGCACTCGCGCGAAATCAATACATCGCTGTCAACGAACAGGGTCCTGTCAGCATTCTTCACCGCGTCGACCAGTGACATCTTTGCTAGCAGTCCGATCGGCTTCTCTGGCTTGATGACTACAAGACTAGCGTCCCACCGTTTAGAAGATTCTTCCATCCTTGGGAGGGAATGTTTCTCAAACCATTCCGGCAGTTGGCAGCTAACTGTTACTATTTGCCTCTTCATTGATGCCTGCCTCCTTAATTGCTTTCTTTAACCCCTCCGGGATAATCGTTAGCTTTCCGCCAGAATCAAAAATATCTCCGTTGGAAGTCACCGCGTAGTACCTTTCGCCCCACTGGACAAAGATCATGTCGACTTCCTTTCGTCCATGAATCTCTGGATGATCTGATGCAGTCGATAGTTTTCCCATGATAGATACTCCATGATGCGCTCCATCCTGGTCGACTCGTCCTTGTGGAGGAACACTGCGAGTGGGTCCTCCCAGGTCGTTGTCTTCGGGCCAATATGGATGCTGGTACTATTTGTCGTCACGGATTTTGTCAATTTTATCGACCGTGATCATGGTCACCCAAACCAATGGTGCAAGCACAATCACGATAGTTGTGATTAATCCGATTAAGAATATCAACTCAATGATGTGCCCAGCCATTATCGTATCTTTCCTTCCTTGGCCTTGTAGAGCGTGAACACTGCTCGGACCAGTGCGCGCTCCAGGTGGTCGATGCATGTTTCGCCGGAACCGTCCGGAGAAGACGTGTTGCCATCGATCTGTTGCATCGCTCGGGTCATGTGGGCAATTGCCCGGTCGGAGTTGTAGCGAAGTGAGTTCTTGTGGAACCACTCGCCGAACCTGGACTTGTTTGACCCGCGGTTCATGATCTTTCTGATCACACTGCTGGCATAGGTGGCTACGTCTTCGATTGTTGGTTCTGTATGATCCTTGACCGGGAGCCCCTCCTGGAGCTCGCGGACTGCTGTGCCCAGCGAATCGATTGCTTCCATGATTGATTCAGTACTCATATTAACAGTCCCACTTTCTCAGGCTTTTATTGATCCTGCTGTTTGGGTCCCGGGCAGTCTTGGCCGAGGTCAACTTCTTCTTCATGCCCGACATGCGAGCACAAAAAGATTTGCGCCTTGCGGCCGAGGTCTCGGATCTGGCAGCCTGCTTCCTGCTGACCGGGGCCTTTAGGTTCCCGCCTGTAGACCGATTGTAGCTACGACGTCCGGCCTCATTCAGCCCACCTTCCGGGTTTTTACCCAGGGCCCTTTGCCATGCTGGACTATCTGCCATAACCAATCTCCTTTGCAGTTAGCTTTGACCTCTCGAATGCTTCCGCGGTCGGCGCTCCTTTAGAGCCGGGTTTCCTCATTTTCTCTTTCGAGCCAGCCTTAATCCTGGCCCTCTTCTTGTGTATGTTTGCGTATAGTCCTGGTTTCATTTTTATTTCTCCTTTTGTTAAACCACACCTTTAGGTTTGAATTTCTTGTCAAAGCACCACAGTGCCAGGCAGTGCTGAAAAGCACTCCAACCATCTTCCAACTCCTGCTCGCTCCACTTGTAAACAAACGGAGCGGACGGAGTCTTCGACGACAGGATCACCGACATGCAGTGCACTTCCTTACCAAGGGCCTTCCTATAGGCCCCCAATTGCATGGCGTCGTGGGCATAAATCGGGCGCTTTGATGCTGTGACCTTCTCCGGGTCGAACGATCTGTTCTTCAGATCGATTAGGCATGTGCCATACTCGGAGTGATCGATCAGTGCGTCCGCCTTTCCAGCGTATCCAGCACCGACCAGCACCTTCTCTTCCCAATGGGAGGAGATGACCTCAGAGTTGATCCACTTCACCATGTGCTCCGCAAAGGGGAGGAGATCCTCGCGAATCTCAATATCATTTATGGATACAGGCTCCTTCTTCTCGCGCAGTAGTGGAAGTAGTCTCTCCTGGACATCATGCATAGCAGTGCCATGGTTCGACGCTTTCTTAGTCACTGCCTTGCTCAACTCCTCAACTGCCGACGCCCAATCTTCCAGGGTCTCCCCGGGAAGTCTCGGGCGCTCGTCGGCTGCGAGTAGGACCTGGGTTATTTTCCAGGCATTGAGTTGTGGGGCGTCCTTTACCTTCATCACTGAAGTGACCGACGGAAGCAAATCAATCCCCTCCTTGGCTAGCTTCCTCACGTCCCGGAGCGTTGTTGGACGATCGCGTCCTTCAGCGTCTGGGACTGTGTGGTAAGCCTCTCCATCAGTCGAGTACCAGTGTGCGGAAAATTCCGCAGACACAAGCCTCGTCGGCGTTTCCGAATGTGTAGAGAGTTCCAGTGCCATTAGAACGGTGCTCCGTCGTCGGTCGCTACGGTCGACTTGACTCCACCGAGTTCCTTCGATAGGAGAATTTTCTCCTGTAGCCACTTGGGCAAGTTGACAAACTCGCCACCCTGGCCCTGCTCGATCTCGTATGAGACAAGATTGTTTACGCGCTCGGGGACAACCATGCCTTTTGGCAATTTGGATGCCGATCCGATCGCAGCGTAGGTCTTGCCGGACGTCTGGCTAACCTTGTGAACTACGTTGAGCAGTGCCGACTTCCCAAGGAAGTCTGTCACCTTGAATGAGGCAAGTTGCTTCGCGTTGAGCGCTGATCCGAGCCAGCCTTCAACGAACTTCCGAAGCGACGCCTTCGGTCCGATCGACGCGGTAAACTCCGCGGAACAGACCAACGGCTTTTTGATGATGGTGACCTTGCCATTCTCTACTTGTTCAAAGTCGTCGTTCTGATCGCAGATCTCAAACGCGATCCGGATCTTCTTCAACTCCTTCGTCTCACCTTGGTAGGTGCTCTTTTGGGTTCCGAGGTCAACGACCGAATAGCAGATTGCAGGATGCGCTCCCGCCTCTACGATCGGTCTTTCTTTTGTGCTTTTCTCGCTTAGTACTAGTGCCATATGTGTGTCTCCTTTATGGTTTATTTGGGTTTATCTGAGGTGAAGTCTGGCGAATGTCTTTTGCGTATGTGACTGCTGGCAACACGATCGGAAGACTATTGTTTACCAAATCGATCCAATCCTTGAATTTCATCGTGACGTGCCATTCTGTTTGATTTCTTCGATGGCACACGATAGGCGTCTTACCAGCTTTTGAATCGTTTGAAGATTGTTGCATCCAATCGTAAATTTTGGTTTGCTGGCAGTACTTGACCTCGACGTGGTAGGGCCAGAATTCTGATTCGACCAGTACATCACTAGCTCCCCCATCCGGTGACCCGCAGAACTGCTGGGCGCGCCTAGCCTTCCATCCAGCCTCACTGAGCAGGCTTGAGACCTCGCGTTCACCGCGTTTCCCCTTGTTGCGTGACATTTTTCCTCCGCCCATGGTGACCTCCTTGTTTCAAGATCACCGGACTCTGCCGAGACACGGCATTCGAGTCAATATATTATTTTAGGGAAATTTTAATTAGCTTGACTTGCTATATCTTCGACAAACTCATCCAGGCAATTGAGTCCTCTGGAGACGCGCTTCGCGTAGACTTTATTTTGTTTGAATCAAATACCCACAGTAAGTCTTTGTCCAGCGCAACCAAGAATATTAGGTCGATACACTTGCCGTACTTCCTCTTGTCGACTCCGCGCCCGGTGCTGAACTTGTAGCTCGGGCCCCTTCTGCCATTACTGTGCAACCGTGGAGCGCCACACGACTTGACCTGGATTCTTTTGAATGCCCCATTCTTCTCCGCGACAATATCGTACCCAGCGTTGTCCTCGAATGGGGTCAACACGTTCCACCCGGAAGCGAGGAGTCCTGCGATTACCCTGGCGACTCCTACTGCTCCTGTCTGACGATTACCCGGTTGGAGCATTCCCGAAAAGTCTATATCTGTTCGAGACTCTATTCTGGAGACCATTGAGAAACTTTTTACGTTCCGGGTTCTGCTCCGCAAGCCTTCTCTCGTAGGTCATTTGCTCGACGGAAACGTTCTTCATTACATCTGATGGGTTCAGTCCTTCCAGGGCCTTGAGCGTCTGAGGCCCAAGGGCTCCGTCATCCTTCACCCCGATCGCGCGTTGCAGGAACTTTGTTGCACCCGCCGGACCCCTATTGAACGTTAGGTCCTGGAAAAAAAGCCTGTAAGGTTCTGGAAGTTTAGACGTGATGGGCCTGGTATATTCTACGACGTACTTGGCCGCGGCGTCTCGACGTTCTCCAGGCGGAAGGTTCTTCAGCATCTGCGCGGCCGCGGGATGATACTTGTCGTTGATCCCGGCGACTTCGTAGCTCCCGCCCATATCCCCGGAAGGAAGATTGTAGACCATGACGTTTCCGGCCTTGTCTTTCCTAGCCTCCATGTCGACCGTTGCTAAGGCCGCGTCGTATTCGTTCTTCGGGATCTTCGGTCCGATTAAGTTTTGGTCTTGCATAATGTTTTTAGTCACCTCGTCCTCCATTGCTCTTTGCGCTGTCTCTGCGCGGATATCGTCCATCGTCGCCGCGGACCGCATGCGCTCAGACATTGCGACCAGGCGCTGACCCTTCTCGTCTGTCCACCCCGCCCTCTGTGGTTCCTGCATGGGCCTGGACGCGTTTTGCCTGTCAAATTCCCCCGCCCCAAATGGGGTGAAATTTCTGCTTGCGCTTAGTTCCGGGATCTGTGTTAGAATGTTCGCCATGAAGAAAATCCTATTGGTTACAGCATTATCACTCGGTCGTTGTTTCGCCGGGGATCTCCTCCTGGACGAGACAGGAACCTACTCCGGCATGTTGGATCGGGGTATTCGCACAACAAGAACAGGGGCTATTGACGGAATGGTTTCCAGGAACAGGGGTTGGGTTAGCAATCGGAGCGGAAGATTTGACGGTTTCATTACAAAGGACGGAACCGTGTTCGATTCCCGCGGTAGATTCTCCGGGTTGACCGATAGGCTCAAAGACGTCGAGTGAGGTCATTTTTTGGCCTCCAATTGCTTTTTAATTAGCCTAGACTTTACTGCTGTCTCCAACTCTTGAGCCGGAACATTTCCGGAAGTTGCGCCTCGAACTCCGCGTCCATCTCGTCCTCTATCGTTCTGTCCGGCCATGCTACGCTGAGATAGTTTTCCCGGGTTAGCGGAAGTCCCTCCCGGAGCAGGAACCTTACCGCTCCGTCCTGCCCAGCTAGGGTCCTCAATTCCTCCGGCGAATTTGCTGATTGTGTTTCTTGCTTCATCGATACTTATCCTTCCTTTAGTATAGCTCTTCCATACGCTGTTTACAAATGCTTTATTTTTAGCCTGGGCCTTGAATGCTGGCCTAAATAGTCCACGGATTGCCTCCCAAGTTATACTCTGCATTTCCCGGGGGAGCACTCCGCGCTCCTTTGCTGCGTTCCTGTAAGCCTCGGCAAATAGTCCGTACATGCCAGATATCCCGAGAATCGCAGACGATGGACCTCCGCCGAGGTTGTGCTTAACCTCTATCGACGATCCTGACAGCGGTCGATAAAGCGCAGCCGCTACGGCATGAGTGTCAATTGTAGAATCACCATACTTCGCATTCGGCTGAAGTATGTTGTTAAAAAAGTTCCTTACCTTGTGTTCACCACCAAGTTGCTTGTGGATATTCTCCTTCGATCCATCCATTAATATGCTGATTGCCTTTTCTATTTGCGAGAATGACCCCCATCCGACCTTTGATTCTTTTCCGTTGCCCTTTAGCTTTTTCCCAAGAATCTCTCCGCTCGGACTATAGACGTCGAACGCTCTTGAATTATTCACCTCATCAAAAGCCCGGACAAATATAGCTTTGTCAAATGTGTCAGCTATTTCGCTATAGCGCTTCCCAAGAAGATTTTCCTTCGCATGCCTGGCGAACTGTCTTGTTGCCTTTTTTGACTTTAACCAATTCAACATTTGAGGTGTAAATATTTCGTTTGATTTGGTTCCGTGAATGTCGATGACTCTTCTTGCAAGAGATATATTCATGAACCAATCTTTTTGCGGTGAAAGTACGGCAAATACTCCGGCAACTTGTCTTGTGGCAATTTTATAGTTCTTTGACAATTCTTCGGACATTTTCCTGGCTCCGTCGTACCACTTCTTTGCCTCCTCCCTTAGTCTTGGTGCAAAAGAATCGTACAAATAAAGAAGATTGCTTTTTGCGTGATCAACAAATTCTTTCAAAATTCCTTCGGTCGTTTTGCTTTTTGGGCTAAATCCAATATAATTCTTAACAATATCTGCTTGTTTTTTAGCCAAATCTTTGTCTCTCAAAACTGTATCTAAACCAATTGTAAGATTTTCTTTAATAGGGTCTTCGGTCGCCCTTACTGCCTTTGGGCTCCTCTGACTCACCCAAAATTGTTCGTCCTTCTTTTCAGCCGGACTTGCCGGGGCAAACTGCTTCTGCTCTTCGCCACCGATTAAGCTAGTAAACTTTGGTTCATTCTTGGCAGTACCGGAAAACTCTTTCTCCATCTCCTGCATCTTACGAACCCCGGCGACAACCTCTGGGGTGATGTCAACAGACCATATTGGAATCTTGTCTGGCGCAACAATCCTAGATCCAGGGTTGGCAGCCATTGACTCCATGGCATTTTTCTTTCCATCCGCTGGAATTGTTCTTCCGTCCTCGGTTACAACATACCAACGATCATTTACGATTGCAGACTTTTCTACTGGAGATCCGTACTGCTTCATGTACTTGCCAATTTCAGATGGAAGCATTTCGTCGTAAAACTTTGTCATGCCTTTTTTGCCGTCTTCAGATATTCCGGGGTATCTGTCCACTTGCTCTGCGCCTGTCGTCCATCCAATCCACTCCTTATCGGATTCTACTGCCTCAACCAATGCCCTCTTAAAATTCTGAACAGGCCAATCCTTACGGAACGGAGCGTCTGGAACCTTGTCCTGACCATATCCTCTTGGCTCCGCATTGGCGAATGCATCTATTCTGGATATAATCGCCATTTCATTTTCAGTTAGATTTGGATCGTTCCTCCTATATCCCAAATCGCTGTCGTACGCCTCGTAATCACTCTTTGACGGCATGTTTTTGCTTGACTCTCCAATGTACCCGTATTTTCTTCCGGCTTGATGCAAATCGCTTTGATTTTCCTGCATAAAAAGACCTTCGCGTCCCTTTATGTCTGGCCTTTCATCTAGGCGCATGTGCGCGATGTAGCCTGGTATCGGATAATGTTTCGACATGTATGCTTTATCAATTGGCATGTCAGGCAATTTTGCGTCATACTTTTTAGCTAAATCAACAACTTCTTGCGTAACAATGTCTCCAAATTCAACAATTCTGTCGTTTGTTGTAATGTCATCTCCGCTAATTCTTCCATAATCAAGTTCATCTAGCCCGGCTGCGCTTATGTCTGTAAGGAAATCATCTGCATCTTGTGCGTTCTTAAATTCAATTTTGTATGGTTCTGTTCTTTTTGTTTTCGAATCCTGCTTCAACGACAAAACAACTTCTCTATAATTTTTACCACCAGGAGTCGTGAATGACCCAAATCTTGGAGCATTGCCTGAAGTTTTTGCATATTCCAATCGTTCTGCCCTTGCGTTCAAGTGCTCTGCTTTTTTCATCATGCGATCAAAGGCATCATAAATCTTGCTTTCGCCAATTTTCCCAAGATTTGTTGGAGAGTTTTTCAAGAAATTCCTGGCGTCTTCCTCTGCAATCATTGCCATTCTTGTGAGTTGGCTGGATGTGTAAATATTATCGCGACGATTTTGCAAATCCATCATTTCACCGTATGCACCATCCCCCATCTCGTCATCCATTCCTCCAAGGGGATTCGCTAAGTCTGCAGTCTCAAGCTCCTTGAGCCTTGATGCCTCCTGTTCGTTTAGCGGAACCTTCTGGCCTTTCGATGTCCCATACCTAGTCTCCTCAATCTTGACCTTGCCCTTCCCGGCCAGGAATTCTTCCAGCTTATCTCTTGGTACTTTCCCAGCGTTTTCACTTGCAAGTCTATCAATCTCTTCATTAATTCCTGACCACTTAATATCCTCCTCGTTCACCCCGCGAGTCTGGCCTGGCTTAATAATTGCCTTTACTTGCTCCGGAGTGGCAAGTCTTGGCATCTTGTCGCGAATAGCCTTCTGGAGCGACACATCTCCGGGCGCCAAGTTCGCAGCTTGCTTCTGGTAGTCGAAGAAAAATCCTGTGCGTCCGGTATCGCGAGAGTTGGCAATGCGGTCCAGGCGATAGGATTTGACTAGGCTCCCCGGAGGGCGTCCTTCGGCTGCGTACATTGGGTTCGCATTTTTGTTGGCAATGTTTGTGATGCCGAATAGGTAGTTGATCGCGTTGCGCTTATCGATCCCGATCCCTGTCTCGCCTGGCCTTTCGTTGGCGTGGTTGTCCAGGTACTGCATGACGTCCTTCTCGTAGGATGCCAGGTCTCCGCCCCACACCTCGTTGATCCGGCCCTTGCCACTCCTAGCAAAATCAAGCATGCGACCGCGCAGGGCGGAAATGTCTACAGCTTGCGCCAGGATGTTCCCGGCCTTTGACAGGCGCCAGCCAAGGAACGCGATCTCGGATTGTCCAACCTTAATATTGCCTAGTCCGCGCTTAACAGACTGAGCCCAGCTACCATCCTCGCCTGTGCCGACCTTTTGGTACCAGACAGAATATGTCTTGCCATCCCGGCGACTATCTTGAAGGGCCTTGGCTACTTCCTTTGTAAAATCATTAAAACTGTCGAGACTGAAGAATCCCTCTGGGAGAGTATTTCCACCGACGTATGGTTTGCCGTCGGACTGAATTTTGACGCCAAACTCAGGGCTCCCACGCTCCAGGACAGCGTCCGGATTATATAGGCGCCCAACGTCCGCCACCCTGGCCTTGTCAACCGCCAGGATCGATGCCGGATCCTTGGCTCGAACAGTTCCGTCCGGGAACCTGACCGCAAAATCGTTCTCTTCGAGATTTGTCTTTCTGTTGCGAGTAAACTGGATTGCTGGATTGTTCGCTAGGTTTCTGTTTCCTGGGCCTGGGACTAGCGTCACGTCCTTCTGCTTCTCTGCCTTCTCTAGTCCGTCAAGATACTTGTCGCGATCCCGGAACCATCTTGCGGTCAACTCTCGAAGCTGTTTAGACGGAACCAGTGGATTGTCCTTGAATAGCGTGTCAATATTCGTCGGCTTAGGCCCTGTCGTATCGATCCCAAACTTATTCAAAAGCCTGCCAACAGGGGCCAAGAATCCTTCCTGGAGAGACAGAAGATTCGTTCCTGGCAAGGTTCTGCGACGAAGTGAGTCAAGATCCCTACCGCGGGACTCGCCAACAAACTGCTCCGCCAGGACCTCGTCCGCGATCCAATCAAGATCCCCGGCTCCAGGCTCGGACCGCTGAGACGCTTCTCTTAGTTCGTTCGCCTTGGCTCGCACCTCGGCCTCGGTTGGGGCTCCTCTGCCCTGGCGCTCACCCTCAAGAAGTTTCCTGGCGTACTCGTTCCCTCTCCTGCGAAGACCTTCTTCACCGTACTCAGTCATGACTGCCATACGACCCTCGGACTTGTTAATCGCTGGAGACTTTTGAATTGCGTGTAAAATCTCATGTCTCACCGTGTCTCCGGTAGACCTCTTGTCGTCCATGTTGATCAGCAGTCTGAATTTTCCGCTCCTGTCCTGCACTCCCTTGACAACTCCGGCCGCGTTGATCCCGGCATTCTCTGGCATCATAAACGAATCGCGACTATGGAATTCAACCTGGACGTCAGGTGCCATCATCTGGAGCGTCGCGGCGTCTAGGAATGGACGATTATCTTTTCGGACGTAGTTGGCTATGCTCTCAACGTCCAATCCTAATTCTGCCTGCTTTGCAAATAGCCTGTTAACGTCACCCTGCTTTGCCAGGGCTTTCCTGGCTGGCTGTTGGGAAATTCCTCTAAATCCTCCTCCGACTGCCCCCATCCTAGATCCAATTGCCACTCCGCCACCAATGCCTTCTTCTTCGCCACCGGACCCAACGTAGCCTAATCCTGCTCCAACGACCGCTCCCTTTGCCGATCCCACCCCTATGTCTAGTCCAAGTTCAGCAGTTTTGGCAGTTATTGGAGACGATAGAACTGATGTGTTCGCAGCCCGGCGCAACCATTCTGGATTCTTCTGATTCTTGGCAATCCTCTGCATAAGGTTCATGCGAGAAGGTCCTGTCATTGCTTCTTCGCCCATAATGCTCGCGGCCTGGGCTCCTTTTTCTATAACCTCTGCTCCAGCCCTGGTCGCTGCAATCTTGGCTCCGACCGGGAACGCTCCAGGAATGCCTACCGCAGCCGCTCCTGTAGCAATTGCTCCTGCAGTCTTTGGCGCAGTTACGCCAGGCAGAACGCGCTGGATGCCCTGCCCAACCTTTTCGACTCCAAGATCAATCACGTTCCCAACAGCCCTAGCTCCAGTTTCAACTCCTTCGGCAACCTTAGTCCCAACTCTTAATCCCCTGCTAGCTTTTGACGCGGCGGATGTAGCCCTCGCTCCTGGACCGACGAGTGGTGCAAATGTTGTGGGGTCGAGGAACATTGATCCAACCTCTGCAACCCCCGGCATGATCGACTCCTTCGGCAATCCAATAATGCTTTTCCCCTGAGCTCTTTCGGCGTTTATCTTCTCAACTGCCTGCATCTGGTAGTTTTGGTCGATCGTCTTTTGGTTTAAGTACGATTTATAATCCGCCTGGAGACCGAGCGCTCCGGCGGCCATGTAAGGTGCCTTCTCAATAAATTTCGACGCACCGACTACTGTCGTGCCGAGATCCATGGTGCCTCTTGCTAGCGCTTCGGCTGCCGTTGCGAGGGGTTTTATTTCGTCACCAAACTCAATAGGCTTTTTGTAATATTCTGCAATATCTTGCCCAGCCTTGCCAAAAGCATCTTTAAAGTACTGCTTCCCGCCCTCATACCCGGTTTCAAATTTCTTACTGAATGTGGGTTCGGTTCTTTTTAGAAGAAGAAACTCGTCTTCACTTGCTATAAAGTTTGGGTCTGATTCGTCCTGAGATCTAATAAACTCGGCAGAAGTCAACTCGTCCGCAAATATTGGTTTTGAATCTACAAATTGAACCTTGCCTTCATACGATTCGTGGACGATCCTTGCCTCGTCCTGCGTGAACTCAAACTGAGGATTTTCGCGATACTGGCGAAGCAGATAGTTTGCCGCCTCGCGTTTATCCTGGATGATTTCGTCGGCCATGACCGACTAACGGTTTGGAATTACTCTTCGAGTGCGAGGATCGTATCCGCCAAATCCGGATGGGCTCATCGGTTGCGATTGCTGTTGCATTGGGGCCTGGTACGGCTGTTGTGCCTGAGCCGGAGCAGTTGCGTCTTCCCTGTTCCTCTTTGGCAATTCAATTGTTCTCCCGGAAATTCTCTTGTAATCGTTGGCCTTAATATCGAGCCGATTCCTGAGCATCTTAATTCCTTCGAGGGTCGTCGCAGTTCTTGGCCCAGCAATCGGCAGATCTAATCCGGGAACCTCAACCGGACTTGTTCCCAATGCCATCGTCTCTAGGAATGATTTGACTTCACTTTCTCTTGCGACAGATCCTGGGTCAAGCGCCTTGGCTAAAGCCACTGCAAGGAAATACGGTTTCTGACGAAGGGCCGCGCTTCCTTCTGGATTTGATATTTCGTAATTGCCGTATTTCTTAACTACGTCCTCAAGTTCGTCTGCCAGCCTATAGGCGTCGGTGGCATTCATCTCGAAAGCGACATCGGCAGCGGTCAATTCCTTGCCCTTGGCCTGGATGGACTTCTTCGCCATGTCGACTGTCTTCATCTTCATGTCCCTCTTGATCGGATCAGTTTCTAGCCCTGCCATTCTTTCGTATCTGGCAACTCTGTCCATCATGCCCTCAAGATAGTTATACTGGTCCTCTTCCGGTGTTCCGGCTGGAACATTCAGGCTAGTTCCTGGAATTGTTGTTGTGCCAGTTGTCTCGTAAAGAGTCTGCATTAGCGCAGCCCTTCTCGCCGAGTCTGTGGTCTGCATTAATTCTTCCGCTGCCTTTTGTGCAGTGTCTGCTGGATAGAGTTTTTGCTTCAGCATTTCAACGCGAAGTTGACGATCTTCATCTTCAACAGCCTGAGCCCTTTCTGCGTCCGCATAGTACTTCTCGCTCCAGGGCATCGTGACTAATGGTCTTTGAATTCTGTCTGCCATAAAATTATCCTATCTTGCTGTCCATCCACTTGCGGATGACTGCTTTTATTTTGGGTTTGTTGCGTATTGACTTGGCAATTCTTTCTCCATATTCGAGGTAGAAGTTTCTCAAGTTGTCTGATGCCTTCGTAAACATCCACTCCCTAAATTCAAGCCACTTAGGATTGTCAGCACCATAAACCTCGCGAGCCACCCAGCATGCAAATATTCCTGCTGTTCCGCCCAACGATCCAACTCCCTTAAATATGTCAGCGCCAGCGCTGAGATAGTTAGGAAATGAATTTGCAACAGCAACGCGAGATAGGGCATCAACTTGCGCTCCATAAGTATTAGCCAAGTAATTAGATTGCGTATTGTAGAGTTTGTTGAATTCACCGGTAAGGGCAACAGGAATGCCTGGATCAACAGTCTGATAGAAGTTAGAAGCCGTAGAAGGCTGTTGGTTAAAGCCACCAGGTAGAGCTTGATTGGCTTGGATGTAGCCCTGTATTGCATTCTGTTGCTGTGCGGTGCGTGCGCCAGCTAGGTTGTAGATAGAAGGTCCGCCAGCAATAAACCCGGACGCGGCTCCAAGCCTATTCTGCTGGATGCCTTCACGAAGTAAAAGATCCCGAGCTCTGGCTGCGCCGGAAGTTTCGCCAGAACCAAGGAACTGTTGCGCGGCCCCAAACCTGGCCAGCTTGCGTTGCTCTCCGGCTGCCCCAATCTGCGCGGCCTCTTGCACTGCCGGTCCAAGACCGAAAATATTTCCCCGGGCAGTTTGAGCCCCGCGGATTGCCTGCTCGTACCCGCGACGTTCTTCGGCACCAATGGTCGACCCGAGTTGCAATTGGTTGATTGCCTCATCCTCAATTGTCCTGCGAAGTTGCTCTGTCTCGGGAGTTGTTGTTGGCTCGATCGGTTGAGTCGCCATTTCCCTGTACTTCTGGCCCAGGCTAACCGCGGTGCGATAAGAATCTGGATCGATCTGGTAAAGCTGTTGTGACGCTCGCTCTTCGGGTAATTGGATAAACTCACGGAAAGCAACAATATCCTTTAATCCCATCTCATCAGATGCCGTAAGTGGCTTATAGTTTTTTATGTTTTCATTTGCCTCAGATATTGCCTGGTTGACGCTATTCAAGTCGGAAGTCATTGAGGCGATGGCCTTCTCTGCGGTTGTTCTGCGAGCATCTCCAGCCTTTAAGCTTCCGACTAATTTGGAGGCATCATCAATGCGTTGCCTAATCCCAACAATTTGGGCATTACCAGAATTAACTATATTATTAAGTTTAGAAATTTTTGCCGCATTTAAGTCTTGAAGAATTTGTTCGTCGGAAACTTGAAAATTTAATTTAGAAGCATAATCTGAAACTCCATAGTTTCTTTTGGCCGAAAGCGCGGCAACGGCTTGATTTACTGGCTCAAGATTTACTCTTGATGTGTTGGTTATATTTGACAATCCACGAGCGGCCGTACTGTACCCAAGCTCAGTTTCGTAATTTTTCTGCGCGGAAACATTTTCAGATTCAAGATTTGTTTTGTAGCTTTCAAAGGCATCATTAAACATCTTTTTAGTATCTTGTTTAGCCGACATGTTGTACACCTTGCCGTCATGCCTATGTGAGTAAGTTGAAGATCCTGCTAAGAATTGATTATAATCTGGAACCCTAGGGCTTCCGTCAACTTGCCCAGCACCCCTTCCGCCACTAGGAAAAAATGACAATAAGCCAGCATCGCCTCCAATGCTCGGCTTATACACATCATAAAAGAATTTTTCTTTTGATAGAGCTTCTTTTTTGATTGGAGCATCAGGATCTTTAATCATGTCTGCCGTAAACTCGGAGTTGTAGTTTATTGCCATATTTATCCCTGTAAATTTGGATTAGAAATGCTTGTTCCGATTGTGCCATAGACATCAAATGGTCCGGATTGTGGATTATTCGCCACATTCTTTTCAACCGATGCGTATGGGCTAGTTCCGTAAAGACGCTCGAACTGGCGGGTCATCTGATCGCCTAATCCACGGTTCAAGGCATAAGCCTGGGGACTCTGTTCATACGCCCTACGCAATCCCTCCAGAGTGCGTTGAGGTCCGTACTGACGCTCAAGTTGCATCCCGGCCTGTACCCCAGCCTGCTGGTCGAGTGCTGATAATTGGCGCTCCAGGGAACGTTGTTGTGGCATGTACTGAATTCGTAGCTTGTTTTCGAGCTCGGCCATGCCGGGAGCCTTCTCCATGTACGTTTCAATGTTTTTCTTGTAAGCCTCGGCATTGGCCTGCGCTACCGCGCTAGGATCTGGCGGGGGAGGAGGTGCAGGAATAGAAGGTGCGCCACCCATGTTAAACTAAAGCCTTTTTCATAAATTTCATATAATCGTAAGTTTTTCTTGTTCCGTTCCGGCTAAAAATTAGGCTCCTTCTGGGGCCCAATTCATCCCACAGGATGGACAACAGTCGTTTCATAGCCAAACGACTACGAGCCGTAGATGTACCATCAATTGAGGTCACAGTCAAGTCAATATAGGCATCTTGACCGTCTGGCATATGGACATAATGCTTAACGTCTTGCGTTCCGTCGACAGCCCTCGCAACAGCCACTCCAACCACCTCTTGTCCTTCCTTGACCACTCCGACCAGGTTGTTGCGCTCGTACCAGGAGAACCATTCCCTAAAATTCGGCCAACGCGATTCCGGCACCCCGGACGCTTCAATGTATTCTATAGCGGTCATATTACCTTCTGAATCTCGATCGTGTCTGGGTTAGCGGCCGCAATAATTTGGCGAATCGCCATTTTGTTTGCAGTGCTTGAGATCTTCATATTCAATAGGCGCCACTTTTCGTACTTGCGAAGATCGCTTGCAATCCGTTTCTTTACTGAAGTCGGAAGGGCCGCCGGGAGCACAAACGGAAGAGTCAGCACTGAGCTCGCAATGTTCAGCCCGGACTGAACGCTGATGTCTCCAGTGTCCACATCTCTCTGAATGAAAATATTTGCACTGCTAGAAAACGAGTCATCAAAAATTACCTCGAAATGCGATCCATATTTGGCAGCAAACGTATCCCCAAAATTAAAATCTTTTGTGCGAACATAGGATTCGTAGTTTGTCCCAGCATCTTGGTAGTCGGACGAGACCGTTCCAGCCGGGGACTTGTAGCCTGCATATTGCTCAATAACTCCGTTTACCTTTTTGAACATCGCCCTGGTTCCGGCCTGGTTAAAGTTGGTAAGAGTAAACTGCATTATCCTTGGGCTCCAGGTACCCTCGAATGCGCCAAGCACAGTGTTGTAAACTATAAGCGTGTCGTTGACGTTGCTTGATCCTGTTGGCACTGCCAGGAAATATCTGTTGTCGTAGTAAATTGCTGTGGAAATTCTGATTGAATCAGTGTTGATGGTTTGGATGACGTCCTTGACAACTTCTGAGATTGGCACTCCTACCGAGCTAAAGTCGTCCGCAACTGAGCGAACTAAGGATCTAATTCCGTTGTCTGATAAAAACAGGATATCGCTACTTACCTGGACTGCAGTCCCGGATGCTACGCAGCCAGTGTTATTCGATATGATGGACACGATCCAATCGGCTGCCGTTGTGGCGTCGCTAGGAATGTCCACCTGGAAGACTCGGCGTTTCTTAAATACGATGATTCTGTTTTTATAGTATGGGACGATTGCCGTGATCTGGTCTCCGTCGTCTCCGTTCACGACGATGCTGTTTGTTGTATCCCACACGGATGGGTCTAGGATGTCGGAAGCGTAAAGTGTGTTCCTAGTGTCTCCAGACCCAACCGCAAAAAGCCTGTTCTCTGTATTTATTAAAAGCCTCAAATTTTGAGGTGGCGGACTAACGGTTGCCGTTGCCGTCGCTCCAGATCCGTCCCCAATAATTGTCACCGTTGGGGCTGCGGAATATCCAGACCCTCCTTCGACGACAGTCACGCCTGTGACGACGCCCCCTGCGACCTGGGTAATAAGCGTAGGGAATTGTCCGCCCCACTGTGGTCCTGTCACGATTGCCGTTGCACTAGTATACCCGGTGCCACCACTGGTTATCGTGATTGCCCTGACCTTTCCTGCCTGCCTAACCACAACATCTCCGTCCCAATAGTGCAGATCACCGTCAGCGTCGGCTATGTACATCTTGTTATTGAATTGCGCCATGCTCACTTCAACGGCAGAACCAATAGAATATCCGCTAGCCCATTTTTGTGTACTCGTTCCAAACAGGCTTGTGTTTGCGATCCATGTTGAATCTGCCGGATGTATTGTCGCGCTCCCGCTTGAATTGATGCTGTAGAATCTTCCGTTTGTCACGGTAAGCAATTGCGATGTAGATCCTGTTTCGTAGTACCGCATCCCACCGATAGATCCTGTCCCACTGGTTGCCCCGGTGGCAAAACTTGAAGTTCCGACCCTAGTCTCAAGATTGCCCTTTGGAGACAGGGTCATGTTGTATAACTGTTGTACTTGATTTTCGCCAAGCAGATCAGATTGCAGTCCGCTGGCCTGGCCCCCGGTAAAATTGCGAATTCCGTCAAAGGACAAGACTTCGTCTAAATTGTCCTGGAAATATGGCACGGACTAAACCCCTATGTCTGTGATGCTGTATTCGCCTAAACTTGACGGTGTGATGACCTTTATTCCCCCGACCTGGCTCATCTCGTATTGAGCCATCTGCGCTAAGTCAGCATTAGCTGTCGACACGACTGCCTGAGCCTTGGCGTACTGACGTTCACGCTCCAAGGCGTCGGCGTGAGTAAGTGCTAGGACAACGTGCTGGACGTGCGGTAGTCTCAACTCGTCGTTAAGAGCGGAAGAACTCGGAGGAAACTCAACAATATTATTCTGCCTTGTAACGCATGTAACTTTTTCTATCACCTTCAACGTGGTTGTGCTGGACGTATTGAGCAGTGGGTACAGGTCGATCTCTGCAGTCCCTGACGTATTCCGGCCCTTGAAATAATACTGAGTCGGAGTCCCGGTCCTTTCAGAGTCAAGCAAGTCAGCGTCTTGGCTTACGATTGTCTGAAGATCCACAGATAAAAGTTCGCTGTCTCCGTAGGCTACGGATAAAGGATTTTCCACAAGAGAACCGAGAGTAACCGTCCTGGTCGAAGTTGAGACTGAGTACGTTGAGTTTGTGATGCTTTCCCTCCAGGGGGCAAAGTTCCACACGCGTCGGTAGTTTAGCGATGCCGACTTCTGCAAGAAGGTAAGCGTATCCGAGTCGGTCTTGCCAACCTTCTCGCCAGCGTATTGCGCGATTTCAGTTAGGGTCATTTAGCTTCGGACTGCTCTTTAGCTTGGCTGCGAATCTTATCTACCAACTCAAACACTGCCTCATAAGGCGCACGACCAAGGCAGGCGAGGATGGTGTTTACTTCTTGGATGGATAGGTCGAGTTTCATAAATTAGCAGGCCATCAGCACACAGGGGACGCAATAGCTTCCGTCCTCGTAAGTGCAAGTTACATTTGTTGAAGTAACCTTGGCGATAGTCTTGGATCGGATAATGTCATCGCCTTGGGGCTTGGCGGTTCCATCGCCAGCAGACATTAACAAATCACCACGATTAACGCTTGTTCCTTGAGCAATACGGATAATCATATCTCCTGTCATTGCCATATTGAGATCAAATGGATTGTCTTGATCGTCATTATCCCAATTAACAAACACGCCTGCTGTATTCAAATCGCCTTCAACGTCTGAAATTTTAACTTTGTTTAACTGCTCGTTAGGGAGAAGGTTCCCATCCGCATCTCTCCATTCACACATTGCGTCAAGATTGGATAATACAGTTCCTTTTTTAATTGCTGGATCTCGCTGACCAGATGGCAACTGCGAAAATCTCGAAAGATGGCCTCCGTTATATGAAACAGTTGTTCCACTTACTGATATTGTTCCCTCAACAGTTCCATCTTGCGCAATTTGAACTATGATTCCATCATCAGTATTTCTATTAAAAAATGCAGATGGACCACTAGCAGCTCCACACGCAATTTTGTTATCAGAAGGAGAAAATTGAAATCCAACAGTTGATGTGCTTGGTGATGTTTTCCCAACCAACAAATTCCCACTCGAATCAATGCGGAGGCGTTCTGTTCCTGCTGTTTGAAAGATTGTAAGTTTTCCGCTGAATGCATTTATGAATAAAGCATTCGAGTCATTATATATTTGTGCTATTGTTGAGCCAGCGGTCATAAATTGTTGCGCTCCACCCGTCGATCCATTTATTGATAGCGTTGAATATGCGGAACCATTATTAACTGGAGAATTAGTCCCAATCCCAACATTGCCACTCGAATCAATGCGGAGGCGTTCTGTGCCTGATGTATAAATTACTGCCCCAGTACTAGCTCCCCATGAGCCAAGATAAGCGTTACTGTCTGCACCAAAAAAACCAGTAACGGAGTATTTACTGGCATCATCGGAATCTCGAAAATATGTTGCCGCACCAGTACTGCTTCTAATATCCAAAGACCTACCAAAATTATTTGTGTCGGCAGGACTCGTAGTCCCAATCCCAACATTTCCACTCGCTGCCTTGTAAATCTGCCCACTTCCAATGTTAATTACATTTGTAGATCCAGTAATCGTTCCAAGGAATGTTGATGTGGTTGCGGAAAGATTTGTAATCGTTCCGTTCGTAACGACTTCATTGGTTGATGTGGTAGTTCCAGTGGTAAGGGTTGGGATCGTGCCAGTAGTGCTGTTAAGGGTAGCAATCGTGCCATTCGTAATCGTTGCGCCAGAGAACGTGCCGTTGGTCAGTGTATCGGAAAACAGTTTCTGCACCGTTACCCGGTTCGCGGCCACCTGGGGACTTCCTATCGATGACGAGTCCGCAATGAGCAATAAATCTCCAGTGCCTACAGTTGTCTTTGCTTCCTGAGTCGAGATTAGCCCGGCATAAATATTGGTCTCGTCGATAAGGTTGTGCAGACCAGCTGCCGTGACCGTGCCGTTGGTTGCGAAGTCGAAATTGCGATCGAGTACGTTTGCCATATTAAGTTGTAAACCTCATTGCGGTTGCGAAGATTGTTCCCGCTGGTATTGTGCCGTTTGTTTGGGTGGAATTGAAAATTGTAAAACGCAATACACCCGCTGACTCAATCCTAAAGTCTTGCAATAATCCAGCAGGCGTTGCTCCAGTTGTAGATCCAATTGAATTTATACTGCCAATGACCATGTCGCCAAGAACAACCCCAGATGCCGCAAGCGTTCCAGTGCTTACATTCAATCCTGTTGTTGCGTGGTCAATATCCAATACTGTCCCGCCAGTGTATGCTGCGGTTGCAAATGTTACCGCCGTAAGGCTTGGACCAGATGCACCAACTTTCAGAGTACCAACTGTGGCAAGCCCATCCACCGCAAGCGACCCGGTGCTCTTTACCCCTGTCGTCGATATCTGTAGGGCCGAGACTCCAGCCTCGTCTCCACTAGAAACGGCTCGCAGTGTTCCGTCGACAATGTTGCTACCAAACGTCTTTAGGAGTTGGGTGTAGCTTGTGCTGATTGTCTGTGTGCCGAGTGTAGCCATTAGTGGTTCATCCTGTTTTTGACTAGGTCCCAGGCAACGGAAAACAGTAGCCCGGCGACCCCAGCAATTGCGAATATCCTAGAACGGAGGTGTTCTAGGGCAGAAACTCTATTTACCACATCCGCGTAGTTTGACAAGCTGGTCTCGACCATTTGGTACAACTGGACCTGGCGCTCTTCCATCCGGGCCAATTTGATTTCTATGCTCCAAACTTGCTCCTCACTCATGGCTTAGTAGCCCCAAGGTCAGATGTAGCACCCATGTCCGAGTAGACTGGCAAAGCATTGTTATCTTGCTTGCGTGGTGAGCAGGATGAAAAAGCAAGGCATAGGATGACCAGCGGAATATTCATCAAGCTGCGGTGATGGTGATTGATGGAGACCATCCAGATGTGGGGATGTAGTTTGCGTCTGTGGATGCATTCGAGGCGTAAACAGAATAAACCCAACTATCTGAATCTAGGTCAAAACTTGGGTCAATTAGTTTCCATGCTCCAAACGGAGAATCCAATATTGCTCCGACTTCGTCATCCCATATTTGAGCATTTGGTGAAAGTAATAAATAATTACCTAACGAATAACAAATTCCAGTTTTTATGTATGAGTTATGTCCATTGCTAATTGGAAAGCCTTGTTCTGGTATTTTTTTTGTATATGTACCAATATATATACCAGCACCTAAAATAATAACGCTAGCCGTACTCGCCACAGGAATCCCGCTAGGTGCGGCTCCACCACCAACCTTGCGGATGTTTTGCACTCCTAGTCCTAGAGATAATCTTGGCATAAAATTACAATGCAATCACCCGCCAAGGACTTGAACCTTTGGCGGGTTGACTGCTAATAGGTAATTAGCCCTTGTAGGCAATCACACGTCCAGTTCCAGCAGTGAAGCTGTTAAACTGTCCGTAGATTATGTTACCGGAACCGATCGTCACGCCTGTCAGTGTGCCATCGTAGTCTCCTGCGATAGCGCTGAAGGTCGTGTCGGCCAGCATTTGGATTGCCCAATATGCCTGCCCGGCAACGCCTGTGGTGCCAACGGTAAAACCGTTCCTAGCTCCAAAACGATCTAAATCGGCAGACATTAGCTGTAGACCGGGATCTTGTACGAAGTGCCGTTGAGACGAACCGTAATTCCCAGGGTCGCAGTACCAGAGACAAAAGTCCCAGTAGTTGCGGTCGTGATGAATTCCAGTGTGGTGGCTTCTGTTCCAGCATCAATCCGGACAGGCTTCCCTTTTGCTCTTAATTCGCGACGAATATATATATCACTCATGGATCTAATTTCCTATGTTTTGCCCAAACTTGTTTGATTGTATCGGCTTTATGTCTTGGGCGGAACTTGGAGCCGAGTTTTTGTTCTAGTGCGTGATAACCTTTTAGAATGTTGCGAC